TTAAGAGGCAGCTTTCTGATTGATTCCGCCGTTGAGTATCCACTGATTAACCGCACTCTCTAAATATGCTTTTGGGTGAGTGCGAACCGGCTTAGGGAAACAGTGTTTGTTCTGGTAGGTGTACATGGTCGATCGTGACGAAATGCCAAGCTTCGCCATGACCTCCTTTTCAGGGATCAGGTTGATATCTTGCATAGTTACCTCGGGAAGGCTGGTGGGTTATTCAGCTGCTGTAAAAAGGCGCTGATAAATTGCGGAAACATACTTCGCCTGGTGGATAGCATCGGCTAAGGCGTTGTGGCGCTCGCCGTCAAACGGCATATCACGCTTAGGATCAAAGCCGACCACGCGGCCAAGCTCAACGATAGTGCGCACGTCCCTGTCGTTGTACCACTCCCACGGTAACGGAACGCATTCACGCTGGTAAGACTCACGCAGGATAACGTTATCGAATACCGCGCCGTTCCCCCACACGCGCAGGCTACGGGGATTGGCGACATTGGCCCGGATAAACTTATTCAGGTCATATAACGCAGACAGCAACGACGGCGCACCGTCAACGCAGATAGCTGCGCGGGCTTCGCTGCTTTGTTTCATCCACCAAATAATCGTATCGGCGTCTGGTGTCGCCTTACCGGCCATAACGCTTTGCAGGTCTACGGCGGTGTAGAACTGCTCGCCAAGTTCGCCGGTGTGCGGATTAAAAAGCACAGCGCCGATAGTCAAGATAGGGGCGCTGGGCTTCTTACCCAGCGTTTCAAGGTCAAGCATTAAGTGGTTCATCAACATTTCTCCAAGCGTAAAAAAGCCCTGCAGAGCAGGGCTAGATTAATGATTAAGTGAGCATCACGCAGCAGCCTCGGAAAGCTGCTCTGTGATGAAATTTGTGACTAGCATCACTTTACATGGTCGCGATCGCGACCTATAATGTTTTCAACGGTTCGGGATGGCTCGAACCAATCCTTCTGAGGACTATGAAAATGAACATCGCTTACATCATCCGCAACAATACCGTGATCGCAACTGTCAGCACTGGCCTGCCGAATGGGACTGAAATCCAGTATTCGCACGAGAAAACTCGCGAAGAACTCGATGCTAATCGTGATTACAATCTCCTTAATGCGAAATCAGCTAAAATCTCACGCGCACAACGCTGGGAAAAAGAAGCTTCAAAATGTAGCGCATCCGCTGTAGAAATTAACCCGCTTGAGTTCCTGATCGTTGACTGAGGCGTCAGAATGACCAATAAAGAATTGAAAGCTCTGCGCCAGATTTTGGCGCTCGAATGCAGCGAAGCCGCCGAACATATAGGCGGCGTTTCGACCCGAAGCTGGCAGCGCTGGGAGGATGGAACCCGCCCCGTCCCTGACGATGCTGCAAATTTGATAACTGATTACGCAGCCATCAGAGATCGCCTGGTCGAGGAGCGCTATAAACTATTCAAAAAGACAGGTGATGTCATCACGTTGCAGTTTTACATGAGCGTTGATGAGTTTGAGGCAGCAACAGGAAAGCGCGATGTAGTCATGTGGAAAATAACAAATTCTGTTGCGGGGGAATGCCTTTCAGCTGGCATAGCCACCTTGATTTGAATCTTCATTCGTGTCAGATTAACACCACTGCCGCACAGGCAGCTTAGAAATATATGCAAAGCATGTTAACTGCCGTACAGGCAGCTTAGAAGTATATATGTAGAACGTATACTGCCGTACAGGCAGAAAAGAAACCCGCTTCGGCGGGTTTTTGCTTTTGCATTATCGGTGGCACTCAGTGAATGCCACCTGTAATGCTATTTCAGTTCAGCCAGCACGCGGAACTCGTAATCGTTACTCGCCGCGTGCTCAGCGCTCATCTCTGCGTGCCGTTCTGCTGTGATGCGCTCCCAGTCGTGCCAGCAGTTGTAGCCGTTGTTCCAGTAGCGCATTTCCCATGCCACCGGCTGCGCCTCCCGGTTAGCCAGCATTGACCACATCATCACTTCTTCAGCGGTTGCCGACGTGCATCCATCGTTAAGCCACTCTTTCACCCAAATCCCTGCGCGTCGTTCGATGAAGAAATCCAGTCCCAGCGATTCAGCGCGCGCTCTCAACTGCTCGGTCGTTAGTGTCATGCTTCCCCCTTAACCTGTCGTTGGTTTTTCTTCTTGCCAGAGAGCTGCGCTCTAATTTGGTCTGTCATTTTCTTGAGCGCTGCCATTTCTTCTGGCTCTAACCCATCCTTGCACGCACCAGCATCCATCCAGCCATCGGCATTCATGAAAACGTGTTCAGCTTCCTTGTCTGTGAGTTTTATCGTGACCATGGCTACTCATCCCCCTCTACGGTGAAGCGCATCCCGGCAGAGGTGATAATCTCCTCAATCTGCTTACGCGAATACGCTGGGTAACTGTGGTCTGCATAAGTGCATGCAGGGCGCGGCAACCGCACCGGCGTAGCCAGCTTGGCTTCTGCGGCTTCAAGTCTCGCAGCCATGGTTTCCCACAGCTCAGCGTTGCCACCGGCCAGCGCCACCACGCGCTTTTCCCGCTCTTTCAGGTCATCGATAGCCATCATGATCGACTCGTTGTCGGGATTGCAGCCAAGCTCGTTGCCGATTTCTTTGAACACCTGCGAGGCGTCTGATCGGATGGCTTCCAGCTCGGCGATGCGCTTATCCTTCGCTTCCAGCTCCCTGAAAACTGCCAAAACATCGGCACTGGCGACGACGCGGTTACGTTGCGCCAGATTTTTAATCAGCTCGATAGTTTTCATACGATATCTGCCCCACATTTACCGCAACGTTCGCAGCCGCTTCTGTCGTGCCAGGTGTATCCGGTGTGCTTGCACTCAGTCCACTCTGATAGCTCGGATTGTAATTCTTCGACGCGCGCTAGCAGGGCGGAGACGTACTCTTGCGAGTAGAGGGCGCATTTTTGGTAATTTGGCGCTGGGTTGCAGTTAACTTCATCAGTGACAAATTTCCAGTCACCGACCCAGGCTTCGCCATTTGAATCAGTAATGCCTGGCTTCGTGTAACGGTAACGCCACGCCACCGGCTTGCTCAGTTCGCTCAGCTTATTGTCCATGACGGTAATCCTTCATGTAGTCCAGCGCCTTCAGAATGATCCAGCAGTAGAGGCTGAGTAACACGCCAGCGATGAAGTAACCGAAAGGCCCTGACACAGTGACTTTCATGGTAGAAACCAGCAGCACTGAAGCGACAAAAATTAGTGTCCGAATCACACCGATGAATATATTCATTTCTCCACCTTCCTCGTGCTTTATTTATCGATCACGCAGTTGTAATCATTGTGGGTAAGCAACAGCCAATTATGGCCGTCGTCTTTTGAAAGTAAGCGCCAGCGTTTATTTACACGAAAGGTCAGGTATTTTTTGCCATAGGTTTTTTTGGGGAATAATCGACCGGCGCGGAACTGTTTTAATTTTTCCAGCGCCTTGGCAGTAATCCACAAAGGCGCGTTATTCAGGTTGACGCTCATTGCTGGTGACCTTCATTGCGATAATCATTAATTATCTGCATGACCTCGTCTTTAACCCCTTTTGCTAACATCAGTGAATCGGTATCGCCCTGCACGATTGGCACAGCATCAAACAACAGCTCCAGCATTCGACGGGCTTTCTTGGCGCTGAATTGTGGCTGGGCGACGCTCTTAGTAATTTTTTTCTTGCCGGACTCTTCTGCCTTTTTCATTAAGCGCGCGGCTTCACGGTCGGCGTACACGCCATGCTCGCGGTTAATTTGAATAGCCAGGGCATAGTTAATGGAACCCGCGCGCACAAGGCTCTTGATATAGGGGCTGCATTCCTGCAATTGCAAGTGCTGGAGGATATCGGACTCGGAGCGCTTAACTTTCTTTGCGATCTCCGCGTTAGTCCACCCTTGATTTACCAGCCGTTGGTAGGCTGCGCCGCGCTCGATAGGGGTAAGTGCCAGGCCTTGCGAACTGGTGACCATGAAGGCGATTTTATCGGCCTCAGTACCCACAAAATCCTTACACTCTAGACGCGCCACCTCATGCCCGGCTTCACTTGCCAACAGCGCACCGTGGAAGCGGTGGTGACCGTCGATAACTTTCACGCCTTGCTCAGTCACTTCAACTGCCAGCGGTGGTATATATTCCCCCGCAATAAACGCATCCCTAAATTCTTCAACGTGCGCCTGATTTAATTCGCGAACGTTATAGCCATCTTCAGCATAAATTTCACTGAGTGGAACCAGAAACGTTTTGCGGGTAGTGATATCTGAACCGATGCTTTCTTTTGCAGAATAACGCTGACTTAAAGTTGCCATAATTATCTTCCATTCTGAGGGGGTGAAAATGCTTCACTATGCGCCACACACGGTGGCGCATAAGACTGCACTTTATTTAATTGAGCCTTCATATACCGGGATGTTTTCGAGCTGGTTTTCCAGGTCTACGACGATCTCAGTAAAAGCGTGCTCAACGATTTTTTTCGGTTCGATAAGTTCGTACCAAAGTGCTAAGCCGCCGTCTTTCAGGCGGTAGCGGATACGGGCTTCAACCTGGTAAGGCGCGCCGTTATGGAATGGTGCGATAGCCAGGCTGATTTTTTCCGGCAGGGAGGTATTACCGCTCCCCGATTTTTCATCGCTATAGCTCATTTGGAACGTGCCATCTTGCAGGCGACGCACCGATTTGAATTCAGCTTTGCGGGTTTCTTGGAACGCCAGCACCATTTCCAACAACGCCGTACCAGATGGGCCTTTGTAGTCATCACTGATCGGCGCTATATCGTGGATGTGGTTTTCGAGGAACTCTGCAAAGTCCGTTTGGTTCATCGCGCGGCTGTCGCGTTCGGCCCACGCTTGCCACTCATCGGAATACGGGCAATCGTAAACAGCTCGATGATTAGCCCACTCAGCGGAATTTGGGGCCGAGTGGTAATCCAGAACCGCTTCGATACGGGTTACTGATTTATCGGCGAAGATTGCTGTGCGCTCGTCGGAAAACTTTTTAACGTAGGCAATCAGTGAAGATGCTGAAATGAGCTTGACCGCTTGGCGAATCAAAGACGGCTGAAGTTGATAACTCTCCAGAGATTTGACGTTATGATCATTAGGCACAACGGCTACTGGAATATCCGTTTTAGGCGTGAACGCGGTCAGTGCCAATTGCTGAATTTCGCGCACTGAGCCATTAGCGAGGTTTGCAAGTTCTTGCATGCTATTTTCCTTAATTAATATTAACGTTGCTGGCTAAATTAATTAGCCGTGGGATTGCAGCTTAATAGGCGCTGCGGCGGGGGCTGTATCAATGACTTTCAAATCCATTTGCACTTGAGATGGATCATCACGCATTAAATCGCCATCGGCGGTTGAGAACATAATGGTGTCAGCCCGATCCAGTTCAGGAATGGATTTCTTGACGTTCGGGGTGATTTTCATCGTGTTTTCGTCGCGGCTGTTCAACATCTGGCAATTCAGCGTCAAAGTAACAGCGCCTTTCTTGCCGGTTTCGCGAACCATTTTAATAACCTCGGCCAGAGCTTCGGTAAGCTCCTGGTCTAAGGTGCCTTTGTTGATATAAGCCAGCTGCTGGCTAAAGGGAGTGCATTTGCTTTCAGACATACTATTTCTCCTCGTCACATACAGAGAAGAACTCGGGCCGGGTGACGCCCTCCACGATTAAATGGATGCCTGAATTCTTCTCTCTATGAAAAAGGGCGGCTCGCCTACGAACATTATCTTCATCCTCCTTTGGGTTGGTTGAAGCTCGGCGGCCGCCAAAGACTACACACGGTAAGTTTTTAGAGCGGGTGGCCTTTCTGGCAGAGGATTTTCACCAGGCGGGTAAAGAAGGTGAGGCGAACGGCCTGCACGGAAGGGACAACGCGCATACCGTCTACAACGATTGTGTTAGCATTGTGGTTGATCATGTTGAATCTCCGTTCTACTGGTCAGGCCCCGGCAAAGATTGGCGTCTGCAGCCGGGGCTTTTTAATGTGTGCCTGTTTACTTCACCACCTCAGGCGGCAGTGGTATCTTGGGAGTTCTCACACAGCCAAGAAGGGAATAAAAATGACGGTAATCAGTGAAGATTTTTACCAACTCGTTTTGCAAAAAGTAGGTGAAGTAAGAGACGTGGCTTTAAGCGGCGCTATTCAGCAGCCCGATTATGCGCAAGTACAAAATCGGGCTGCGCTTATTTTTACTCTTGAGTGTGTTTTAGAAAAGCATCGAAACACGTACGCAACGATTGGAAGCCCATTAAAAGGACGCGCTGCACTTGAACATCTACTTCTTCAAAAATACAAGTGGCCGTTAAGTGAGATTCGTAATCTCTCACTCCAGGACGCAATACTTGCACTCCAAGAGGAGATACGCGCGATTGCTGAATATGAGCCTGCACAAAAAATGATTGCCTACTTTGGAGCACGGAGCACTAAACAGGTTTATCCCACGATTCTTGATGAAGAATGGGAGCCTAACTTGATTGACAAACTTCCACAGATGCCTCGTTGGTAAGTAGCGTTATTTGCTTTTCCACCTCAACAAGCGCTTGCTGCAAGTTCTTACGCTCTGCAAGCGCTACTTGCAGATTTCTTGACGCACTCACTTTCTGTTGCATCCATTTGAGCACATCCTCGTTAGAAACCCCTTCAGCAACAATTTTGATCTCTCTCTGTTCCATTTTTAACCCCTTGGTTAGTTGGTAGTGGTTTTATTCCTACCGACCCACACTGGCAGCGGCAGGGTAAATCCACTCTTTCCCTAAAGAACGTTACCGGTCGATCCCTCTCGGGGCCGGGGAGTGATTGCATCGCTCACCCCGTGGCGTGTTGCCTGTTGGCTTCCTGCCGTTCCCGTAACGTTTGTGGCGGTGTTTTGCTGGTGGCGTTTCGGGTTGATGTGGTAACAATACTTGCGGTATTAAAATAAATCAATACCCCTGGTATTTAAAATAATATGAAAGATATTATTGTGTTGATTTAAAAGGTGATTTAGTTGGAAATTTTTTTATGACCGCAGCGAAGGATAGTTGGATAGGTTGATGAAATTTAAGCGATAGGGAACGTGGAAGGGTGATAAAGGCCGCTTTAGCGACCTTCTTTTAGACTAACCGCATCATGGTCTGAATCGCGACGCCGATAATCTTGCAATTGCCGTTGATCTCTTTCATCGGCCATGCAGGGTTCAGACCTTTAAGGTATTTTTGCCCGCCGTCGATGATGAGTTTTTTGAATGTGGCTTCATTGGCGTCAATCATCTTGGCTATAACGAGGCTACCATTGACGGCCTCACGACCCGTATCTATTAGGACTAATGTCCCCTCAGGAATACTAATTCCTGTAGGCGCGGTCATAGAATCACCATCGACACGCAGCCAGAACGCTTTACCGAAAACTTTTGCATCAGACTCGAACCATTCATCTATCTCATCGATAGTGTATGGCTCCATTGCTTCTGCCCAAGCTCCCGCTTGAACCCAACTGATCAGCGGATACTCCCTGCCTTTTTTATAAGGCCCAGCAAATTTAACGTTTGAGGTCTCATGCGCTAACATCCGCTGCGCCTCACCCTCTAATGTGGGACTGAAATCGGCGATTGACACTTGCAGGATTTTTGCAAAGGATGCCGCCACAGACAGGTTTAGCGCATTACGCCCATTGAGGTAATGACCTACAGCACCTTGAGTAATATCAAGAGCATCAGCTATATGCTGTTGGGTTAAACCCAGTTCTTTCTTCTTGGACTCGTACAAAGCTTTCAGACGCTTAGCATCTTCGAGCTGTTCCGTCGTCAAAACCTTTTTCTTTTCCATCCCCAGATTCTAATACCTATGTTATTAAAAAATGAAATACCACAGGTATTGACTGTTTAAATACTTGAGGTATTATTGCCAGCAGTAGCAATCACAAGGGACTCACAATGGAAAAGAAATCTCTTGCTGATTACGTCAAAGAGAACGGACAGGCAAAAGCAGCAGATGCTATCGGCGTTCATCAGACAGCGATCAGCAAAGCAATCCGAACGAATCGGAGAATTTTCGTAACCACTCTTCCCGATGGGAAGGTTGAAGCTGAGGAGTTACGGCCATTCCCTAGCGCGAAAGCTTCGGTGGAACACATCGCCGGTGGCTGAGAACAGGATTATCAATCAGCCAAAAATTTAAAGTAACCACAGCCCGAGGAGTACAACTGTGTCACAGCAAAAAGCGCCGGACTGGCAGGCAGAAAAACAGCCTGAATGGGTGGTCAGTGTCGCCCGCAAAATCATCACTGGTCTGCCTGGTGGCTACGCTGAGGCTGCACAGTGGCTGGGGGTTACGGAAGACGCGCTGTTTAACCGTCTTCGCCCAAACAGCAACCAAATTTTCCCGATCGGCTGGTTCATGGTTTTACAGCGGGCTGGTGGCAATACCCACTTTGCCGACGCTGTATCCCGCCAGTCTCGCAGCGTGAATGTGCCTCTGCCCGAAGTTGAAGACGTCGATCGAGACGACATCAACGCCAAGCTGATGGAAGCCATCGAGTACATCGGCAAGCACTCCGAACTTGTCCGCAAATTTACCGAAGACGGCGAGATAGACGCCGCTGAGCGTAAAGCGCTGGACGCCAATACCTACCGCCTGATGGCGACATTCCAGGAGCACATCCTGTTGCTCTATAGCGTGTTCTGCCCGGCGGAAGTCACCCCAATCCAAAACACAGCGAAGTGGCGCGCTCCTATGCCATAGGGACTGCTGTATTTCACAACCGGAGGGTAAGCGTATGCAGCCTGCATCGTTTGTTCGAACCGCCATGCCTGCGGTGTATTGCCGCGAGGATGCCGCATGGATTCAAGACCAGCTCGGTAAGTTACCGCACGGGCAGCGCGGGAAGATTGCGCACGCCTACGAGGAGGCTTACCGCACAGCGTTTGACTCCGAGGAGGTTTCTTACCGGCAGGAGAACGCAGGCCGCAAAGCGGCTAACACGCGCCTGCGGCTGTACGTCGAGCGGTATTCGCGGGCAGGCCAGGGCATGACAACCGCGCCACCGCTGGTGGGGCAAAACAGGGTAGCGGCATGAATTTTTTCGGCGGTGTTTTTTTAAACGGGGGAGAGGGGAAGGGTAAGAGGGGGGAAAGGGGGGTGATCGGGTTGGGGTGTGGGGGAAGGAACGGGCTTTACCAGAGAGAAGATCTTTAAGGGATCGAGTGTTTAAAAACGCCAAACGGACATTTAGACGGCTAGACGATTAAACGAGGAGATAACGATGACGCTTACAATCCAGCCACGCGAAAAACAGATAGTTGCACTGAACATGCTGCGCGCGGCGTGGAAGCAACACGCCTCGTTCATGATGTACGCCCCGGTCGGCTTCGGCAAAACCGCAATCGCGGCGCTGATCGCCAGCGGGTTCATCAGCCGCAACATGCGCATAATGTTTGTGGCCCCGTATACCGTACTGCTAGACCAAACCGCAACGCGTTTTATTGAGTACGGGTTGCCAGCCGAGGAAATCGGCTACATCTGGCGCGACCATCCGGCCTATGACCCGAGCCGCCTTATTCAAATCGCATCAGCCGATACGCTGATCCGCCGCGACTTCCCCGACAACATCGATCTGCTGATCATCGATGAGGCGCACCTGAAGCGCAAAAAAATGCTGGAATTCATCGACGAGCTGACCGCTAAAGGCGTGAAAGTGATCGGGTTGTCCGGTACTCCGTTCTCGGCCTGGCTGGGGACGTATTACCAGAAGCTGATCAAGCCGACGACGATGAAAGAGCTGATCGCTATCGGCGCACTGAGCAAATACGAATTTTACGCCCCATCGCACCCAGACCTGAGCGACGTTAAGACGTCAGAGCAGGCGGGCTATGGCCGCGACTACAACGAAACGCAATCTGCAGAGGTAATGAGCGACCCGACGCTGGTGGGCGATATCGTTAAGAACTGGCTGGAGAACGGGGAAGATCGTCCGACCATCTGTTTTTGCGTCAACGTGGCCCACGCAAATTACGTGACCGTTGAATTCAGCAAGGCGGGCGTGACCGTTGAAGTGATGACGGCGGCGACGCCACACGAAGACCGCCAGATGACGATCCGCCGCTTCGAGCAGGGCATCACGAAGATCATCATCAACGTCGGCGTGCTGGTGGCCGGTTTTGATAGCGATGTCCGCTGCATCATCTTCGCGCGTCCGACCAAATCGGAAATGCGTTGGATTCAGATTCTTGGCCGTGGCCTGCGACCTGCGCCAGGTAAAGATCACTGCCTCATCTTCGATCACACCGGCACCGTGCATAAGCTCGGCTATCCCGACGATATCGAATACGACTACCTGCCCGCCAGTTCTGACGGGATGGAGAAAACGCCAGCACGCGTGGTTAAAACTGACCAGCCTGAGCGCCTGCCGAAAGAATGCACCCAATGCCACTACGTGAAGCCGGTTGGCGTCTATATCTGCCCGAAATGTGGCTTCAAGCCTATCGCTGGTGAGGACGTTGAAACCGACAAATCACGTGGCCTGAAAAAAGTGAAGCAAGCCAAGGAGGTTGTCACCAAAGAAGTGAAACAGGCCTGGTGGAGTCAAATCATCTACTACCAGCGCATGCGCGCCGCACAGGGCAAACCGGTCAGTGACGGCTGGTGCTCGCATGTCTACCGCAAAAAATTCGGGGTATGGCCGCAAGGGCTTTATCACGCACCGATGGCCATCACGCCGGTGGTGAGCAATTTCATCAAATCAACGCAGATCGCCTACGCAAAATCTAAGCAAAACGAAGGGAAAGCCGCATGAATACCAAACAGGCAGCTATCGGCCATTGGCCAAAAATATTCGAGTTTTACGGCCTCCCCCCGGTAACTGGGAAAAAACATTTTAAGGGTGAATGCCCGCTGTGTGGCCGCAAGGGCAAATATCGTTGCGACGACAAGAACGGCACCGGTTCTTACATCTGCGCATGCGGCGCGGGTGACGGTTGGGCGCTGCTGACTGGGGCAACCGGCAAGGACTTTAAAACGCTGGCGGCAGAGGTCGATAAGCTGATTGGCCGCGTCTACTCGCCGGAAGAGGGTTATCAAGCTGGTGGCCCTTCATCTGGCATAGCCTCACAACGCCAGCGCGTGAGCTGCAAGTTTGCATCGCTGACCAGTCTGAAAGGCACCGGCGCAGACCGTTACCTGAAGCTGCGCGGCATCACCAGTCTGCCACAAGACAACGTGCGCTACTGCGACCGGCAGCGCGCAGCGGGTGGCGAATACCAATCCATCTATGCGCTGGCAACGGACGACAAAGGCGAGCTGTGCTACCTGCACCGCACCCTCCTTGACGGCGATAAGAAAGCCACCGTAGCTGGCGCGCCGAAAAAAATGATGAAGCTGCAAGAGGACAGCTATCTGGAGCACGCCAGCTCGGTCGCTATCCGCATGTTCCCACCGTCCACCACGCTGGGCATCGCTGAGGGCATCGAAACCGCGCTGTCCTGCCATCAAATCACGCAATGCAACACCTGGGCGACGCTGAACACCACCTTCATGAAGAAGTTCCGCGTACCGCGTGGAGTGCAACGCCTGATCATCTTTGCCGACGCAGACAAGAACGCATCCGGCCACGCTGCGGCGTTTGAGTGCGCCCGCGCAAATCTGCTGGCAAAGAACGATCTGCAACAAGTCTCAGTGCGCTGGCCGAAATCCGGCGACTTTAACGATCTGCTGCTTAACGGCTCAGAGGTCTACGAGTGGGTATTCCACCGCGAGGAAAACAATGAAAAAACCAACTAAGCCGAAGCAGTACAAGGCGAAAAAGTGCGCCCAATGCGGTGAAACGTTCACGCCGGTGAAGTACCTGCAAAAGGTCTGTGGCCCGCTCTGCGCTATCGCATACCAGCGTGACGCACGTAATCGCCAGGCGGAAAGGGAACGTAAGGACAAGCTGAAAATTCGCAAACTGGCCGTTAAGCCGCTGCGCTACTTCATCAACCAGGCGCAGGCCGAATTTAACGCCTACATCCGCGAGCGCGACGCAGACGAGCCATGCATCAGCTGTGGGCGCTACCACACCGGCCAATATCACGCCGGGCATTACCGCACCGTCGGGAGTCATCCGGAGCTGCGCTTTGATGAAGATAACTGCCACAAGCAGTGCTCAGTCTGCAACAACTTCAAATCCGCGAACCTGAGCGAGTACCGCCCTAACCTGATAGCCAAGATAGGCCAGGCACGGTTTGACCGGTTAATGGGGCCACCGCCGAAAGTCGGCAAGCTGGGCCGCAGTGACTATGAGCGCATCCGCGACACGTATAAAGCCAAACGCAAAGCATTGAAGCAGGAGAAGGCAGCATGATGACCCCAAAACAGAAACGAGAAATCAAACACAACGCATGGGCGACTGTTGCCGGTGTTCCTCGCAAGAAATACCTGGGTAAATACCAGCGCCTGACCCGGCTGCAAACATTGTGGATCACCTCGCTGCTGAACGCCTGGGGCGATATGTACGGCGGCAACACAGATGGGAAATTGAAGTGCAGCGGCGGCAGCGGTGTATGGGGGCAAATCATGCCCGAGCAGTGGGACGACGAAAGCGCGGCTCGAATCGTAAAAGTGCTGGGCGACCTGCGCAAACTCGGGTATCGCGGGGAGGAGCAGTTGAAGAAGGCAACCACAATTCTATGGCCGCACCGCTCGCTTGAGTCGATGCTGGTGGCTGCTGACGCCGGGGAGGAATGCGACTTCATGGAAAAAGCGGTACTGGCGTCGATGAAGCACGATAACCCGGTCTACATCATCGGCAAGCTGTTCTACACGGGTCGGAACAATACCGTCTCGGTGCTGGGGCGCTATATGCAAAATCATTACGCGCCCTGGCTAACGCGCGATCAGGTGGATGACCGGGTGCGCTGGTGCATTGAAATATTCAACTCTGCGGTGTTCGTCGCCGTTTGTGCAGCTATCTGCATCGAAAATGAAGAAAAATGCAAAAATAGCTTGAAAATGGCCAAAGAAACTGCATAATACAGGTATGCTTTCGCGAAGCTGTACCATCAAGCGATGCAACAAAATGACCCGCCACTGAGCGGGTTTTTTAATGGGGGAAAGGAGGGTAATGAAAGGTAATTTCTTATCTGTATCCCACACAAAAACGCACGATTGTGCACCGAACATGTCGGGTATTTGCATTACCTAAGTGGTAATTTGCGTTGAAGTTGCAGCTATCTCCGCTTAAACGGATTGTAAATGTTGTGAACAATGCGTGAAGGTGAACAAGTTAACCTTGCGTTAATGCCGCCCGGGCTACTACAATGGCTTTACAGTCAGTCGACAAAGTATTTGAGTTAGTCGACAGGTTCACATAACGAAGAGAGAAGGAGGATGGTATGACTAGATTAATTACTCTCGTTGCCCGCGCGATCATCTCTCCAGAGAAGATCCTCAAGAAAATCGCGGACGTGACTTCAAGCTGTGACAACGCACCGAAAAAGGCTTATGATGACAAGTTCTTCATCGACAGCAATGGTTCGGTCGTCCTTAACCGCAATAACGCAGAAGTCCAAAAAGCTTTTGCTGACAATATCGCTGGATTGAGCACAAATAAGACCGACAAGAAGACAAGGTAATCTTCAATGTGGGCAGCGCTCATCGTTATTGTTCTGGTTTGCGGTTATCACTACACCAAATGCCATTTACCATCAAGGTATAAACAAAACAAAGCCGTTGGTTGGAATGCCTACTTTGACGTTGCTCTCAAAGGTGGCGAGTTTCTAATCAGCGGCATTTTGTTGGCTTTCGTTTGTGTATTCCTCATGTTTTTGCTGATGTTTGTCCTTAACATCTTGGCTTATCTTGGCGTGCCATACCAAAAATTCACCTTTGCGTACGACCTATGGAAAACAAGATTTTTCGGGATGAGTATGTTCACGGCCTTGAGTCTTGGTTGTACTGTCATTATGAGTGTCGTCCAGGCATCTCAAGCTACCAAGAATTTTAAAGACCCGCAGAAACGAGTTGATATCTTTCGAGAGATCGCTGCTCATAGCGCGGTAGAAAACATCCTTCTAGAGTCCATCGAGAAAGGTTTGTTGCTGCTGGTGACGTTGAAGTCCAGAAAAGTCTACGTAGGGATGATTGACGAGGCGCGATTTAACCAGCTTGATACCAATACATTGGTGATGATCCCTTTTATGTCTGGGTATCGTCACAAGGACACCTTAACGTTCTGCGTGGAACATAACTATGTAAACCACTATCAAAGCGAGGGTATCACGTTAACCTCCGAGCCTTTGTCAGTGTATCAGTTCCGCCATGTATTGCCGTTTGACCAAATCGAATCATTCTCACTGTTTAACGTTGATACTTACGAAACCTTCCAAGAAATAATAAAGCAGAAGAAAGAACAAGACGGTGAGCCGGAAATAGAAGCTGCATGAAGTAACAAGTCGATTACCAAACCCGCCGCTAGCGGGTTTTTTCATGGGAAAATTAAAGCGAAGCCTCATCCAACATTAACCGGTGTCCCAACTGAGGGGTTGTGTCGGCAGCGGGGTGATGGGGCTTCGCCTTAATGTTTGTGAAGTGGGCGGCGGAGAGGGTATCGGTGAACTTTGCTAGTAGTTGTCGGCGATGTAGGATACTCTCCGGTTGTGGTGAATTGCAGTCCTCCGAGACAAGCCGAAGATAAGCGCCGGCCACCACTCAACATTTCATCCTCGCCTCGGCCCTTTAGCTCAGTTGGTTAGAGCAGTCGGCTCATAACTGATTGGTCGCTGGTTCAAGCCCAGCAAGGGCCACCAAACCGCCATTAGCTCAACGTGGCAAGAGCATTGCTTCGTGACAGGAAGTAAGAGCCGGGGTTCGAGACCTCGATGGCGGACCAACGCGGTCATTGTATAATGGCTATTACCTCAGCCTTCCAAGCTGATGATGCGGGTTCGATTCCCGCTGACCGCTCCAATATCAACGTCTTAATGCAGGCTGATTTTTTCAGGCGCCCCACTTGGACAGCGGACAGCGCAGTAAAGACTATGCTGTCACTTCACTCACTTTCCACCTTTATATCGAGACTAATATTGGTTATCACCATAAAGCGCTGGTGGCAAATTCGAACGCTTAAGCGTCAATGGAGCGATGATCGGTCGCTGCGTAAGGCGGCTATTAAAAAAGACTGGTTCGGTGTGTTGGAGGTATTTCACTTTGAAAGAAGCTACATGGAAATCAAGCGGGGAGCGCGTCTCATTGCCTTGAGCTGAAAACGAAATATCTGGAAATCGCCAGGCTTTTTTGATCACAACAGGTAATAGAATTGCAAGCGCTGGGTCATAGACGGCGCGGTAGCGTGAGTAGTTATCGGGCGGGCCTGAGAAACCTAATTTGCCTTATAGCTGTTGAATAATGCAGTGCTCTTTCCGTTGTGATGAATGCGCAGGCTGATGCGCGCCCGCTGCGGGGTTCCCAAGCGGCCATTAAACGCAGATATAACGCGAGGCAATCCTAAAGGACTGAATGCCGGAGATCAGCACCGGCCACCACATTCATTATTTCAAAGGCCACTTGCTAACCGCTGGTGGCCTTTGTCGTTTCTAACGCCCGGCATCGGCTGAGCTAACACAGGAGATAACTCATGTCCGAACCGGTAACCAGTACCGCCGCAGGGACTTACATGATTGGCGGTATTACTATTGCTGGGCTGGTGGCTGGAGCAGATACGGGCGTAATCATCGGGGCTTTCGCTGGTGCTGTGATTTATGTCCTGTCGGCAGCTGATCTTTCAATCTGGCATCGTCTGGCGTCGTTCCTGGCATCGTTCATGATTGGCACGTTGGCGGCTGGGTTCGTCACTGACGCCATCAACTACCTGACCCCGGACGCTATTCACGCAGAAAGGCCGCTGGGTGCTGTAGTTGCTGCTGCTGTGGCGGTTCGCATCTTCATGTACATCAGCAAGCAGTCGGAAAATCCGGGGCAGTGGTTTAAGCGGCTGCGGGGAGGTAGTGGTGATGGCCAGTGAAATTATCTTGATTGTGAATGCGGTGGCCTGCACGGCTATCGCGTTGCGTCTGATGACATTTCGCAGGGCTGGTGGCACTCATCGGCCATTAGCCGCATGGGCGGCTTATTTCCTCATTATCGCGGCGGCGTCCGTACCAATCCGCATCCTGACCGGTGAGTACGTTTGTGCAGATTGGTCGGAGACATTCATCAATATCGCGTTTTGCGTCACGGTGCTGGCGGCACGCGGGAATGTCATGCACCTGGCTAAACCTTTCTTGAGATAGACCTATGACACAAAACGACTTTCAACGGGCGGCAGGTATTAGCGCCGGGTTAGCTGCGCGCTGGTATCCGCACCTGCTCGTAACGTTTGCAGAATTCGGCATCAACAACCCGTTAGAGCAGGCGATGTTTATCGCTCAAATCGGCCATGAGTCGAACGGCTTCACGGCCAAGGTCGAATCATTCAACTACAGCGTTGATGGCTTGATCGCTACATTCGGCCCTAAATCGAAAGCCAAGCGGCTGACTGACTATCAGTGCCGGATGTTGGGGCGTACAGCCCAGCAGCCAGCCAAGCAGGAAGCTATTGCCAATCTGGTCTACGGCGGAAGAATGGGTAACAGCGCCAGCGGCGACGGCTGGAAGTATCGCGGACGTGGGCCGATGCAAACGACCGGCCTGAAAAATTACATGGCTTGCGGCCCGGCGCTGAAGCTTGACCTTGTTGGTCATCCTGAGCTGTTGGAAGAAGACCTGAACGGCATGCGTTCGGCTGGCTGGTACTGGAAAGCTAACGACTGTGGTCGCAACGCTGGTGATGTCGAGTTGACCACGCGGCGCATTAACGGCGGGACTAACGGCCTGCAGGACAGGCGCGAACGCTTCGAGCGTGCTTGCAAGGTTCTGTTATGAGCTGGCGCTGGTGGTGGGATGTAATCATCAAGGCGTGGCCTCTGCTGGTGGTGCTGCTGGCCGCTGTGCTGGTGCTCTACACGCTTTCTCTGCGCGATGACCTGGATAAATCCAAAAGGGATAACGGCGCGCTGGTGGAAAAGCTGGGAACCAAAGACGCGGCGCTGGTGGCGATGAAACAGGCTTCCGACGCTGACAGAGAAGCGAGCACCGCGCAGTTGGAAAAAGAGCGGAAACTGAGAGGGAAGGCTGATGCAGAAAACAAAGCGTTGCGCGAGGCTCTGGACGCGAGCGGCTGTAGCAACAAGCCTCTGCCTGGTGCTGCTCTCAACATCCTGCGCGGACAGGCCAAAGCCGCAGAGCACGCAGATGATTTACGTCCTGCCGCCAGCGGTGCTGCTGCAACAGTGCGATGACGCGCCGTTCACCGGTACAACGTTCGGTGATGCAGTGACAGCGCTGCACGCCAAACAAGTCGAAATGAAAGTTTGTGCTTCACGTATAGATGCGTTGATAAGGTTTTTTGAGCACTCAAAATCTCTCAGGAAGTGAGGGAAAAGCAAAGTATGATACAATAACAACAATTTATGGCATCCAGAGATATAGATATGTCTAACCCTTTTAATCCATTAGACTGGATTCAGAGCACTCAAGATTGGTTTAGAAAGACAGAGGTTAGTAGTGGTTTTCGCCCTTATTTGATTATCGTCGTTATGACACTTGGGCTTGGATTTACTATGTTGATACTATTTCGAGATGATTTCTTGATTAAGATGGTGTCTCTGGGGTTAATAGTAGGTCCAATAACGATTATTTCATTTGTCTATATTATAAAGGCGTTTACAAACCCTGACTTTTGTCGTTCGGAGAAGCATGTGCAAGTCATGCGTAAAATAGAAGTTGAGAGCTTTGGAACTGAGCAAAAGCAAATCCCATCAGGCTCTTTCATTGATATGGATTCTGATGAAGATGTGAATGATATGGCTATTATTGAAAGTAAGGATAACTTATGAATTTTTATATCGTTACTTTTGAGAGGGATGCTAAGTCTTCATATAAAGACTTCCATGAAGAATTTACTAGTAGTAAATCAGTTAAAAAATGGTGGCATTATATCACTTCATGTTATTTGATTGGTTCTAACATGAGTGCATCGGCTATCTCTAGAGATTTTAAAGACGCAGCGAAAAAGCATAATGTGAATTTGCGACATATCGTTATGAGTGTTGACCTTAATGATCGCCAAGGGTGGTTACCGCCAAAGGCATGGGATTGGATTAGACATAATTCAGATGAAGATTGATTTATTAACCCGCTTCGGCGGGTTTTTTATTGAAAGTAGAAATGATTTAACCATTATCAATAGGCTTATCCCTTTCTTTATCGAGGTTAGCATGGGTGTCAAGAAACCCTACGGCAGCAAATGGCAAGCCGAACGGCTTGTGTTCCTGCGGGAGAATCCTCTGTGTGCCATGTGTCAGCAGATGGGGCGTATTGAGCCAGCAACGGTGGTGGATCACATCGTGCCGCACCGCATGAAAGAAGCGAAGACGCCCGAGGAAATGAAGAAAGCTCAGCACCTGTTCTGGAGCCGCAAGAACTGGCAAGGCTTATGTAAGCCACACCACGACTCCACAAAGCAACGTATGGAGAAGATCGGCAAGGTAATAGGGTGTTCGCCCGACGGCCTGCCGCTCGACCCTGCGTCGCACTGGAACCGCTGACAGCGGCGTTTTAACGCGGTGGGGAGGGGCGGGGTAAGAGTTCACCCCTCTCGCCCTTAAAGACCGCCGCTTGTCATTTGTGCGCACAACCGCGAAATGAAAAGTTTTTTTCTGGGAGGTTCCGATGGCAGGACGACGCCCGAAACCGTCCCACCTCAAGGTGGTCACCGGCAATCCGGGCAAACGTAAACTTAATGATAAAGAGCCGCAACCGGCGAGAGAAATTCCCAGCCCACCTTCGCACCTGACGGACTGGGGTAAAACGGCCTGGGGAAAAATGACTGTGCTGCTGGACGGCATGGGCGTTCTGACCGTTGCCGATACTTTTGCGCTTGAGCGGCTCTGCGATATTTACGCCGACATATTGCAACTGCGCAACACGATCGCCGACGAGGGCCGAACTTATACAGTTCAAACGGAGGGGGGATTTTTGATTAAGGCTAACCCTGCGGTTGCCATGCTGGCAGACGCCGATCGCCGCTTCAAAAGTTATTTGGTGGAGTTTGGTCTTACGCCTGCCGCCAGGTCAAAGGTGAAAGTAAATGGTGGAGAGAAAGAAGAAGACCCGCTCGCCGAATTCTTCGGCACCTGATCCAGCCACGCAATATGCGCTGGACGTTACCGAAGGGCGAATTATCGCCGGGCCTGATATCCGAAACGCCTGCAAACGTCACCTTAATGATTTAGCCGAAGGTGAAAGCCGGGGGCTGTATTGGGATGTTGATGCTGTTGGCCGCGTGGTTGACTTTTTTGCCAAAGTGCTGAAGTTGAACGGCGGTGAACATGAAGGTGCGCCTTTCGTTCTTCTTGGATGGCAGGCATTTGTTGTTGGCTCACTGTTTGGCTGGAAAAAAGCAAACGGCACGCGTCGATTCAGAACGGCATATATCGAATCAGGCAAAGGCTCCGGCAAGTCGCCATTATCCGCAGGGATTGGCCTCTACTGTCTGGTTGCAGACAAAGAGCCGCGCGCTGAAGTCTATGCAGCCGCCACGAAAAAAGACCAGGCGATGATCTTGTTTCGTGATGCGGTCGCGATGGTGAACCAGTCCCCGGCGCTGGCCCAACGTATCGATCCCTCCGGCGGGGCCGGTAAAGAATGGAACCTGGCATTTTTGCAAACGGGTTCTTTTTTTCGCCCGATCAGCTCTGATGATGGGCAATCAGGGCCGCGTCCGCACTGTTGCCTCATTGATGAGGTGCATGAGCACAAAGACAACAAAGTGGTTGAGATGATGCGCGCCGGGACAAAAGGCCGCAGGCAAGCGCTAATCTTCATGATCACAAACAGCGGTCACGATAAAACCAGCGTTTGCTACGAGTACCACCAGTACGGCAAACAACTTGCCGCCGGTCAGAAAGTTAACGACGCCTTCTTTGCGTTCATCTGCTCTTTGGATGAGGGTGATGATCCTTTCAAGGATGAGTCCTGCTGGGCAAAAGCCAACCCCTCAATGGGGCATACGTTCCAACCTGAATATTTACGCGAGCAGGTGGAAGATGCGCGGGGCATGCCGTCGAAAGAAAGCCTGGTCAGACGCCTTAACTTCTGCGAATGGGTGGATGCTGAGAACCCGTGGATCGGTGGCGATATCTGGATGGCATGTGAAAAAACATTCGATATCGAGAGCCTAAAAGGGGAAGAGTGTTTTGGCGGTCTGGATTTGTCCGGCAAACGTGACCTGACAGCGCTGGGGCTATATTTCCCGCGCATTAAGACGGCGCTGGTGGAGTTCTGGACGCCGCGCGACACGCTGCACGACAGGGCCAGAAATGACCGCGTTCCGTATGATTCCTGGGTGCGTGAAAAGTACCTGCACGCGCCAAAGGGCAGCGCTATCGATTACGGCTTCGTTTCTAAACGAATCGCCGAGTTGGCGGCACTCTTTGATATTCGGTCGATCGCTTTCGACCGTTATCACATGGATTATCTCGAGCCTGAATTGCTGGATGAAGGGGTGACCGTACCGTTGGTTCCTCATGGGCAAGGCTTCGGCAAATCGGCGGAGTCGGGCTTGTGGATGCCGCATTCAATCGAGTTGCTCGAGCAACTCATCACCGAGAAAGAAATCACCATCCTGTTTAATCCTTGTCTGCGCTGGAACGCGGCCAACGCGGTTATTGAAGAAGATAAAAGCGGTAACCGGGTATTCAGCAAACGGCGCAGTAATGGCCGCATAGATGGCGTAGTAGGGCTGGCGATGGCCGTCGGTGCTGCTGACGGCGTTGTTGAGGATGACGGCGATATTGATGGCTTTTTCGATGATCCGATCATGGTAGGTATCTGATGGGCAAAAACAAGCAACCTGGGCGCGTTAAAAGCGCCCTTTTAAATTGGCTGGGTGTTCCTATCAGTCTCACTACCGGGACATTCTGGCAAGAATGGTTCGGCACCAGCAGCAGCGGTAAGGTGGTCACTGCCGATAAGGCTATGCAGCTTTCCGCTGTATGGGCTTGCATTCGGTTACTCAGCGAATCGGTTTCCACTTTACCGATGAAAGTCTATCGCCGTGAGGCGGATGGTTCTCGTAAGCTGGCGCAGGATCACCCGGCATACCAGGTGTTGTGCCGCCGTCCTAACCTCGAAATGACGCCGTCCCGGTTCATGTTGATGGTGGTGGCCAGCATCTGTTTGCGGGGAAACGCCTTCATTGAGAAAAAAATGATTGGCAGAAAGCTGGTGGCGCTTAATCCGCTGTTGCCTCAAAACATGGTGGTTAAACGTCTGGATACCGGGCAGTTGCAGTACACCTACACCGAGGAAGGCAAAAAGCGCGTGATACCGGTAGACCGGATGATGCACATTCGCGGCTTTGGTCTGGATGGTGTCTGCGGCATGATGCCGCTGAGTTCGGGCCGTGACGTGTTTGGGGCGGCGATGGCCGTTGATGAGTCGGCAGCAAAAATCTTTGAAAACGGTCTGCAAACGTCAGGATACATCAGTTCGAAAGTTGCGCTGAATAAAGAGCAGCGAGAGCGTCTGCGCCAATACTTAGCCGCGTTCGCCGGTTCAAAAAACGCCGGTAAAATGATGGTGTTGGAGGGGGATTTATCGTACCAGAATGTCACGATGAATCCTGAAGACGCGCAGATGCTGGAGAGCCGAGCCTTTAGCATTGAGGAAATCTGCCGCTGGTTCCGGGTACCGCCTTTCATGGTGGGCCACGTGACGAAGCAAAGTAGCTGGGCATCGAGTGTTGAAGGGATGAACCTGATTTTCCTGACCAACACGCTACGCCCACTGCTGGTGAACATTGAGCAAGAAATCTCACGTTGCCTGCTCGATAGCGATGAAGATTACTTTGCAGAGTTCTCGGTGGAAGGTTTGTTGCGTGCCGACAGTGTTGGCCGCGCGGCGTACTACACCACCGCTCTGCAGAATGGCTGGATGAGTCGCAACGATGTACGCCGACTTGAAAACCTGCCGCCGATTCCTGGTGGTGAAATCTATACCGTGCAGCTTAACCTGACCCCGCTTGAGGACTTGAAACAGAACAATCTCGGCGCTCAGGCTGTCACTATCACCCGGCTGCATAATTATCTTTTCCCCGATATTCCTGAAGACCAGTCACCGCTGAAAAAAGCGGCGTAGGAGCAATCCCCCATGACAAAAAAACGACTTCCGGTCGCACCGGCGGGGCGTCCCTGCGCGGGCGTTACCTGTGAACCGCTGCCTTCGGCGCTCGAAAGATGGAATGGCGGTCTAAAGGCCGCTGCCTCTGACGACAATTCTATCTCGGTGTTCGACGTTATCGGCCAGGATTACTGGGGCGAAGGCGTTACAGCGAAACGGATCGCCGGTGCGCTGCGCTCAATGAATGGCGCTGACGTTACCGTAAACATTAACTCGCCGGGCGGGGACATGTTTGAGGGGCTGGCGATTTACAACCTGCTGCGAGAGTACCAGGGCAAAGTAACCGTAAAAGTGTTGGGGCTGGCTGCAAGCGCAGCCTCAATCATTGCGATGGCCGGTGACGAGATTCAAATTGGCCGCAGTGCTTTCCTGATGATCCATAACTGCTGGGTGGTGGCGATCGGTAATCGTCATGACTTTGCTGCAATGGTGGAGTACCTCGAACCTTTCGATAACGCAATGGCGGATATTTACTCCGCCCGCTCCGGACTCGATAGCGACACCGTCAAACAGTTGATGGACGGCGAAAGCTACATCGGCGGCAGTGATGCCATCGAGAAAGGGCTTGCCGATAGCCTGTTGTCATCCGATGCGGTCAGTAGTGACGAAGACTCACCGGCGGCAGCATTGCGCAAGCTGGATTCCATACTGGCCAAGGCTAATACCCCTCGGTCAGAACGCCGAAAACTTTTGAAAGCCTTAACAGGTAGCACGCCGAGCGCTGTTACCGATCCAACGGGTACGCCGAGCGCTACCGAACCATCCCCTGAAATCCTTGCCAAGCTGAACGCCGCGTTAAGCGGGCTGTGCGCGGCGTGCTAATTATTTGGAGAAATTATGTCTGAAGTTAATGAGATTCTGAAAAAAGTCACCGCATCTATCGAAGATGCAACCAGCAAATTTAACGCCAAGGCCGAGGACGCCCTGAAAGAGGCGAAAAAATCAGGCGAGCTGTCCGCAGCGACCAAGGACAGCGTTGATAAAATGGCGACCGAACTGAACGCCCTGAAGGCGGCAGAAAAAACGCTGAAGGCTGGGTTGGGTGAGCTGGAGCAGCATGTGGCGCAAATGCCATTGAACCGCGCGGCTGAAGTGGTTCAATCGGTCGGGCAGCAGGTGATTTCGGCTGAAGCGCTGAAAGACTTTGCCTCCGGTATTCAGGCCTCTCAGCGGCTGAGCATTCCGGTTAACGCGACGCTGATCTCTACCGATGTTCCTGGGCAGATTGTGGCCCCGCAACGCCTGCCTGGTATTGATACCGCGCCGAAACAACGCCTGTTTATTCGCGACCTGATCGCACCAGGCACCACCGGCTCCAGCACGATTTATTGGGTGCAACAAACCGGCTTCACCAACAAGGCCGCCGCCGTTCCTGAAAATACCACGAAGCCGTACAGCGATATCCAATTCGCTGAAAAGATCACGCCGGTTCGCACGTTGGCACATATGTTCAAAGCCTCCAAGCAGATTCTGGATGACTTCGCACAGCTGCAATCGACCATTGATGCAGAGATGCGTTACGGCCTGAAGTATGTCGAAGAGCAGGAGATTCTGTTCGGTGACGGCACCGGCGCACACCTGGAAGGCATCATGCCGCAGGCCTCGAAGTATAAGGCGGCGTTTGAAGTTGCGATGCAAAACGGCATTGACGATCTGCGCCTGGCAATGTTGCAGGCACAACTGGCACGCTTCCCATCAACGGGCCATGTGCTGCACTTCACCGACTGGGCCAAGATTGAGCTGCTCAAGGACTCGCTGGGCCGCTATATCCTCGCCAATCCAGCAGCGCTAACCGGCCCGACTCTCTGGGGCTTGCCTGTTGTCGCGACGGAGTCAGCGGCGTTCCTGGGTAAATTCCTGACCGGTGCTTTCAGTGCAGGCGCACAGCTATTTGACCGTGAAGAGGCAAACGTGGTGATCAGTACCGAGAACGCCGACGACTTCGAGAAGAACATGATCTCGATTCGTTGCGAAGAGCGTGTGGCGCTGGCAGTCAAACGCCCTGAAGCGTTTGTTACCGGTGCCTTCACCGTTCCAACCCCACCAACCGGCGGTTAATTATCCGCACCGCATAGCGGCCTTCGGGCCGCTTTCAAGGAGATACCCATGAAAGTTAAAGCACTTGTACCGATCTTGTTCGGTAGCCGGGTGGTGAATGACGGCGAGTTGTTCGAAACGCAGGAGCTTCACGGGCGCGAGCTGATCAAAAAAGGCTATGCCCAGCAGGTGAGTGATGACAATCCTGCAGAGCAGCCAGAGCAGCCAGAGCAGCCAGAGCAGCCAGAGCAGCCAGAGCAGCCAGAGCAGCCAGAGCAGCCAGAGCAGCCAGAGCAGCCAGAGCAGCCAGAGCAGCCAGAGCAGCCAGAGCAGCCAGAGCAGCCAGAGCCAGTCAAGAAAAGCAAAAAGTAAGGTGAGCCATGCTAAAGCTGGAATTGGTGAAAGAGCATTGCCGCCTGGAACCTGATTTCAGTGCGGATGACACCCTAATCGGCGTCTACATCGGTGCGGCGAAAAAGCATGTTGAGACGTATACCCGCCGCACCCTTTACGCCAGCGAATCCGACCCCGGATACGATACCGACGAAGATCACCTGCTGCTGGATGATGATGTGCGCACGGCAATGCTGCTTTGTATCGGGCATTGGTACGCGAACCGCGAGGCCGCGATTGTTGGCATGTCGGCATCAAAATTGCCGCTGGCTGTTGAGTCTTTACTCCAACCCTATCGGATTTACGGCTTATGAAATCATTACGCGCAGGTTCGCTGGAGTTTCGCATCAAGCTTCTTCGCCCCGTTACGGTTCGTGATGAGCAGACCGGCGCACCGGTCAAATCCTTTGAATTTGTCGCTGAGGTCTGGGCGGATGCGGAGCCGATCTCCAACCGAAAAATTCGCACGGGTGAACAGGGACAGGTAGTGGAAACCATGCTGTTTACATTGCGGCCACGGGACGAAATTACCGTTGATTGGCAGGTTGTTTTTCAGCAGCGAACGTTTACCGTTCGTGCGCCTGATCGTTCACAACGAGACCGGCTGTTAATTACGGCGGAGGCAGATATTCGTCATGATCGAGTATGAAATCAAAGCGGCACTGGAGGCACTAACGAGCCTGCCAGCGTATCCGCTGCTGTTGCCTGACCCGGAACAGGAAGGCGTAACGTATCAGAAGATCAGCAACCCGAAAGTTGATACCGGACTAGCCAGCACGGCACTGGTTCAGGGGCGCTTTCAGGTCGCGCTTTATGTCATCGACGATTACGCGCGCCTCATTGAAATGGATAAGGCTATCTGCGCCGCCTGGGAGAGCATTCAGCACGGGCATATTGGGCGCTGGCCCGTGCAGACGGTAACACGCGGCACGATGCAACAGGGAGCAACCACCCTCACCAACAACAGCGTTCAGTACCGGCTGGTGCGTGATTACGTCATCTGTTACCCGGAGGACGCCACATGATCAGCATAAACGTTACGGGCCTTGATTCTCTGGAGCGCCAGCTAAAGGCGATGGGGGATGAAGCGGTCAAGGTATTGCGAGAAGCCGGGCGAGCGGCACTGGAGCCGGTGCTGGAAGACATGAAACAGCATGCCGGATTTGATGAGAGCAGCACCGGGCCGCACATGCGGGATGACATAAAAATCCGCAGTACGAGCCGCATGAACGATCCTCGTTATTTGACGGTAATGACATTCAAGGTCGGCCCGAGCAAGAAGCATCACATGAAGGCGCTGGCGCAGGAATTCGGCACGGTTAAGCAGGTTGCCGCACCGTTTATCCGCCCGGCGCTGGACTACCACAAAACCCAAGTATTACGCATCCTGGCGGCAGAACTCCGCTACGGCATCGAAAACCGGTAGCGACCGCTGCCACAATCATTAAGTGAGGGAAATTATGGCTGATAAAACGTCGCCAGAGTACGCCATGCTTCCGGCTGGCACGGTTGTTAAGTGGGGCGCTGTCGGCGCAGCACCGACGGCCATGAAGGCGCTGGTTAACTGTAAGGCTGTGGGCGAGATGGGGCAGACCGGCAGTTTTGTCGATTGCACGACCCTTATCGACACCACAAAGCAATTTATCTCCGACCTACCGGAAGGCGCGGAGAAGTCGATCGGGTTTATCGACGATCCATCCAATACCGATTTTGCGGCGTTCCTGACCGCAGCGGACAACCGTGAAACCGTTCAGTTCTATGTTGAGTTGCCGAACGGTCGCACCTCTACATCGATCCTTTCGCTGTCTGGCTGGAAGATGAACGAAATCACCGCTCCGGCGAGTGAAGTCATTCAGATCACGGTGCAAGGCAAGCAGAACAGCAACACCTGGGGAGCTGTAGCCCCAAAGGTGTGATCAGCGTGACTACCCAGCCGAAGAGCGCTGATCTGGCCGTCGGGGGCAATTTGTCCCTGACTGTTGCGGCTACCTCCAGTAACGGCAAGCCCGTTAAATACCAATGGCAGAAAAACGGCACTGATATCAGCGGCGCAACCTCTGCCACCTATACCAAAAACTCAGTTGTGGCGGCGGATGCTGGCGCTTATCGCGTGGTGTTGTCTGCCGAGCGGTCAGACACCATCTACAGCGCTACCGCAACCGTAACCATTAAGTAAGGAAATGGCATGACCCAGAAGAAAATCAACCTCAAGACCGCGCTGCTTCAACCCACTAATACGGCGGTGCCGCACACGCTGTTTGGCGTGCCGGTACATATCCGACGCCTGACCGCCGGTGAACTGATGGATTACGACGAAGAGCTTGGAAAGGCACAGGCAGAGAGTGACCAAAAGGCAGCAACACTGCTGGGCGCTCAGTTGATCCTCTCTGCACTGGTTGACGAGCAGGGTAAATCAGTACCTGCGTCTGATTTGCCTTCACCGGCAGAACTGCTGGCCGCTCATGATAACGCGGCGTTATTTGATGCAATCCGCGCTATCCAGAGCCACAGCTACGGCACGCTGGAGGAAGCCGAAAAAAACTGACCCACTCACCGTGGCTATGGCTGATCTATCAGTTGGCCGATCGCTTCGGTGAGCCTGACGTCAGAAAAATTGCAGTCCTCCCGGCCTCCATTATCCAGCACTGGGAGGCGTTCTATTCGCTGGTGGATAAGGCAACGTCCGATACTGCTAACCCGCCCCCTGTCAATCTGTCAGCCCCTGTCACATCTGATGTTGATGAACAGTGTGCTGCCGTTATGCGAGCGCTCATGTAATGGCCGATGTAGCTACTCTGGCGGTAGCGCTGCACCTGAATTCCGCCAGTTTTAAATCTCAAATTGTCGATTCATTCAGAACGGCAGAAACCGCGTCAAAAAACTTTACGGGCAAGGCGCAGCAGGAAAGCCAGAAAACCACCGAAGCGCTGACCCAGATAGGCAATCAGGCAAAGCGCACCGGCGGTCAGCTTAACTCGTTGAGTGGTGCGCTCAGCGCCAGCCAGGGCGGCTTCGAAGGGCTGCGAAGTGTGATCAGCGGCCTGGCCGGTGGGAGTAACATCGCGGTCAGCACGCTGGCCAATACGTTAATCCCGACGCTCGACCGCACCTTCATCGGCTTTAAGGGGCTGACCAGCGGCTGGGAAGCCCAACGCGAAGCGGCGAAGGCTGCTGCCCTTGAGTTTAACAAGGCGGCGCAAGGCCAAATTGAACAGGCGCAATCTGCACGCCAGCAGGCTCAGGCGCAGTTCGACGCGGCTAAGCGTACCCGTGAACAGGCGCAAGCCTCCCGCGAGCAGGCGCAGGAAATGGCGCGCTTCTATGCGGCCAAAAATCAGGAAAACCAGCTCTACGGGCTTTCGGTCAGCTACCAGAAAGAGTATGCCGATATTCACCGCAAGGTGCGCGAGGCTGATCTCGCCGAGGTCAGTGCCAAGGAAAAAATGGCGCAGGCATCGAAAGCGGTACTGGCGGCAGATATTGCTGAATCCCAGGGCAAAACCAACCTGCTGTCCTCCCTGAACCAAATCAGTGTGGCCAACAAGGAAGTTTCCTTTACAGCCCGCGCGGCAGCGGTCAGCACTAACCTGATGAAAAGTGCGCTGGCGCTGCTGGGTGGCCCGGTGGGCTTGAGCATCATGGCGGCGGTTGCCGGTGCTACGGCATTGTATACCGCGTTCCAAAAAGGGGAGGCAGAGACCAAGGCATATACCGCAGCGCTTCAAAAGTCAGGGCTTCAGGCCATTATGACGGTGAATGATCTGCGCATGCTGACGATGACGCTCGGCGGCACAGAGAATGCGGTTAAGGCTGTCACCAGCGCCGCCGGCGCAGGATTCGGTGGCAATATGCTGTCGGACATCGCTGAAACCGGCACACGGATGAACGAGCTGGGTATGTCATCCGATGATCTTGTTTCGACGCTATCAAGCCTGAGCGGTGAACCTCTAAAGGCAATGGAGGCGTTGACCAATCAGGGTGTTCAGCTCAACACCACGTTTATCGATCATATCGCTACGCTGTCCAGGCAGGGCAAAACCAGTGAAGCGACGGCGTTACTTCAGCAGAAATACCTTGATGATGTGAAAGCCAAAGTCACCGAGCAGGAGAACAGCGTCAGCGGCTTGGCGTCTATCTGGAAGTCGCTGAAAAATGAAGTGGCGTCCGCGTTCGATATCATCGGTCAGGCACACATGAAAACCGGCCAGGCGCAGGCACTAGCACAGGGCGTTAAGCTGGATATCAGCAACGATACTGCTAACGAGGTGAAGAAAACCAACGACGAGTTGTACAAGCGGCGGCAGCAGGAACAGGAAGCCGCTCGGAAAGAGTTAAAGTTACAGAATGAAGTCTCCGCCGCTATTAAGGCTGGGGCTGATCCTAAAAAGGAACGGGCCCGTCTAACGGGGATTGTAGCGGCGCAGTTTAAGGCCGGGAAACTGACGGCAGACGAATATGCGCAGGCGTTGAAGGGCATTAACAAGCAGTATGGCACAAAGTCTAAAGGGGCTGCGTATAGCGATAGTGAAGGTGTAAGGCGTCTGCAACAGTTGCAGCAACAATCCTCAGTGCTGCGCGCGCAGGCGCAAGATACCGACAAACTTACCGAATCGCAGAAAAAGCTGGTTGCCTTCGATCAGGAGATTGCAGGGCTTCAGGGTAAGAAGTTGACCGCCGGTCAAAAAAGCCTGTTGTCCATGCAAGACCAGATCAGGGCGCAATTAACCGAGAATGTGGCGCTGGAAAAGGCAAACCGCGAAAGGGAGATTGGCAAAAAACTGTTGGAACAAACCCGTAGCCTGGTGATGGAAACGGCCGCGAAACAGCAGGAGTACGCCAACCGCAATGCGCAGATGACCATGTCCACTGATGCCTACGATCAGATGGTGGCTGAGCAGCAAATCCGGCAGACGTTCCAGCAACACCGCTTGCAGCTGGATAAGGAAGTGACGGACAAAACCTCCGAGCAGTACATGCAACAGACGGCCATTCTCGCCAGTGAGCAGCAGCGGCAATTGGATATCGTCCGTAATGCCGCGCAGGAAAAAGCGGCTATCGAGGGCGATTACACCGCAGGGCTGAAAAAGGGAATGATGGACTGGTCAGCCAATGCCGGTAACGTTTATGGGCAGGTGAAAGACGCTACCACCCGAACATTTGACGGCATGACCGGTATGTTGGCCAACTTTGTCACCACAGGCAAAGCCAGTTTTAACGACTTCGCCAAGTCTGTCCTGACCGATCTCGCCAGCATGATGATCAAGATGGCGATGTTCAACGCACTGAAAGCCGGAATGAACTTCTTCGCACCCTCCGGCAATGACCCAGGGCAAGTACCGATGTTCGCCAACGCAAAAGGCGGCGTTTATTCGTCGCCGTCACTGAGCGCTTACAGCGGGCAGATCGTCAGCAATCCCACCATGTTTGCGTTCGCTAAGGGCGCTGGCCTTATGGGCGAGGCTGGCCCGGAGGCGATCATGCCGCTCAAACGTGGGGCGGACGGTTCGCTGGGTGTGCGAGCTATTGGTATGCCGCAGCAGGCTGCTGCTGCACCGAACGTCTACATCACCATTGAAGGCGGCGGCAATGTGAATACTCAGGCCGATCAGGGCTGGGAAGAGTTCGGTAAGCAGATGGGCAACATCGCCGCGCAGGAAAGCCAGAAGGTCATCAACCGGAACCTCAAGCCCGGCCAGCCTATCTGGAAAGCAATCAAGGGGATGTAATGGCCATTCAGACATTCAACTATCCGGCGCGCGTCAATGCCGCCGGTGATACCCGATTTCGTATCAGGAAAGCGCAGTTCGGCGATGGTTATATGCAGGTTTCCGGTGATGGGATCAACCCGATAATTCGCTCATGGGATTTGACCTTTATCGGTAAGTACAGCTACATCACGTCTATCATCGCCTTTATTGAAGATCATCAAGGGGTGAAGTCATTCCAATGGACACCTCCGACCAACGTTCCCGGCCTCTATCGCTGCGAAGGCTATAAGCCTGTCGCAATGGGCGGCGATAACTATTCACTGACGGCCACGTTTACCGAGGCTTTCCACGTTTAACCGAGATTAATCATGCTGAATACAGACCTGCAGAAGTTGGAGCCGGGCAATCGCGTTCGTCTTGTTGAAGTGGACGGTACAAAGTTCGGCGCTGATATTCTGCGCTTTCACAGCGACACGCTTCCCTATACGCCTGAAGAACTGGCCGCTGCTGGCGGGGACGAAACGAAACTACCCGCAAAATCGATCTGGTGGCAGGGCAAGGAGTACGGGCCGTGGCCGTTTTCCGTTGAAGGGCTGGAAATATCCTCCGACAGCCAAAGCACGGAGCCGAAATTGACGGTTGCCAATATCAACGGCCTGATCACTGCACTTTGCCTTCAGTTTGAAGATATGGCCCAGGCCAAGGTGCTGATCCACGATACGCTGGTGCATTACCTTGATGCCCGGAATTTTCCAGAAGGGAACCCAACGGCTGATCCGGTGCAGGAAAAGCTACAAGTGTTCTACATCGATCGCAAAGCGACGGAAAGCGACGAAGCGGTGGAGTTCGAACTCTCCAGCCCGGCAGACCTGAGGGGATTACGTATCCCGACCCGCCAAATCCACAGCCTGTGCACCTGGTGTTCGCGTGGATGGTATCGCACCGGTAAGGGCTGCGATTACGCAGGCACGCGATACTTTGACGACAAGGGAAATCCGGTGGATGACCCAAGTAAAGATCGGTGCGGTGGGCTGCTGAGTGATTGCCAAAAACGTTTTGGTGAGACTGAGCCTTTACCGTTCGGAGGCTTCCCCGGTGCAGCGCTGATTAAGCAGTAGGTGCCGTTATGAAAGAGAAAACCATAGCGGCCATTATGGCGCACGCCGAGGCAGAGTATCCGCGCGAGTGCTGCGGCATCGTGGCGCAGAAATCCCGCGTTGAGCGTTACTTTCCCTGCCGTAATCTGGCGGACAATCCCACCGAGCAGTTTCACCTGTCACCAGAGGATTATGTGACCGCTGCCGAGTGGGGGACGATCACAATGATTGTGCACAGTCACCCGGATGCCACCACGCAGCCGAGCGAGCTGGACAAAGCCCAGTGCGACGCGATGGAGTTGCCCTGGGCGATTGCAAGCTGGCCGGAGGGTGACTTGAGAACGATCATGCCGCGCGGGGAATTGCCGCTGATAGGTCGCCAGTTCGTGCTGGGGCATACCGACTGCTGGGGGCTGATTATGAGCTATTTCCGGCAGGAGCACGGCATAGCGCTCCAGGATTACCGCGTTGATTATCCGTGGTGGGAGCGGGGCGAAAATCTCTACATGGACAACTGGCACGACTGCGGTTTTCGGGAGTTCGACGGCCCACTGATGCCGGGTGACATGGTGATTATGCAGGTTTCCGCACCGGTGGCGAACCATGCTGGTATTCTGCTCGAAGACGGCATGCTGTTACACCACATGTACGGCATGCTCAGCCAGCGGGTGCCTTACGGTGGTTATTGGAAAGAGCGAACTGTGAAGGTGCTGCGCCACAAAGAACTGATGTGATGCTATCATTCCACTTTTCAGCTTAAGGAAAAGGGTAATGAAGAAAATTATCGCTGTAATTGCCACAATAATTTTGTCTGGTTGTTCAACTACGGCTAACGAACTTCGATTGACAACACCGGCTATCCAAGGCCATACAATTAAAACAGCGGATGCATATATCGGATGCGTTCTTAATGTTTGGAATGAAAAAAACACCATCTCACCAATTAGCCCACAACCTAAGAAACATGGGTATACAGCTCAGATAAATGATATGTCTAGAGGTGTTGTAATGTTAATTGATGTGAGAAATACTGACTCTGGCAGCGATTTCTTATTTTATAAAAAACGCGATATGGACTTCTATGAGTCGGCAGTTAATGCATGTAAATAGTATTTTGGTTTGCTCGTTACATACCCGCCTAGGCGGGTTTTTTATTGGGGGTTATATGAGTTTTATCGAAGTGCCATTAAGAGTAATTCACTTCCACGGCCCGATGGTTAGGTTGTTTGGTGAAAATTTTAAATATCGTGCACACAATGTTCCAAAAGCTATCGATGCTATGAAAAATCTAATAGACGGATTTGAACGATATATGTTGGAAGCTCATAAGCGAGGACTGACCTTCGCTATATTTGTGGGGAAACGGAACGTTGGCCAAGATGAAATGGAGCTGACAAAAGGCACGGAAGACATTCACCTGGTGCCAGTGGTCATTGGAAGTAAACGTGCAGGGCTTTTTCAAACCATTGCAGGGGTGGCATTAATTGCACTGGCTGCTTGGAACCCAGTTATAGGTGGAGCGGCAATGATGTCAGCAACCACAGCAACTTCCGTTGGCCTGATGGGAGCCTCTCTTGCTCTTGGCGGCATTGTGCAAATGCTATCCCCTCAAGCAGGCGGACTGCGTATGCGCCAAGACCAGGACAACAAACCGAGTTATGCCTTTGGAGGGCCGGTGAACACAACGGCACAGGGTAATCCTGTTGGTGTGCTATACGGTACACGTGAGATAGGCGGAGCTATTATCTCTGCTGGTATTTACACTGAAGATCAACAGTAAGCCGAGAGGCGGGAGAGCGTTATGACTTTAGAAAAACGAATCGAAATTATGGAAAAAGAAATGTCTGGACTAAAAGAACAACTCAATGAGTTATCCAAAACACTGAGTTGCTTTCAAGGTGAAGTGAGTTCACGTATAGATCAAGTTTCCACTGCTATCAGTGAGAACTCAAATTCCAGATAGTTTAATTGCCTGGCGTTCAATCTCTTCCAATGTCATTTTTTTAATTTCATCTTTTGGGATGTCTAACTGAATTGAATGCGATTGACCATTCACTCCTGTGAGGTGAACTATCGTTTTTACGGATGTAATGTCTGTATTTAAATTCGAAAGCGCACTAATCTTCCACATGTTTAATTTCCTTATACAGAGTTAATCAGCCATCCCTCTGACTTGAAACGCCCATGCCTCTACATGGGCGGGCTGAGTCATTACAAGATAGTGCCTTAATTTTATACGTAAACCCTGATATTTGATCAGTGTATTCACTACGCCGCTTATCGCGGCTTTTTCCATTGGTGCAATATGAACAATGTAACGATAAAAGGCCGCAAAGGTGGTGGCGGCGGTGGTCACACGCCGGTAGAGTCGCCGGATAGCATTCAATCGATCGCCAGAGCGAAGATGTTATTTGCCCTAGGAGAGGGAGAGTTTGCCGGTGGGCTGGATGGCACAAACATTTTTGCTGACGGCACCCCCGCACTTAATGCCGATGGCTCTGAAAATTTCCCCGGCTTCCGCTGGGAGTTTCGCCCAGGTACGCAGGCACAGGATTATATCCAGGGTATTCCTGCTGTCGAAAACGAGATCACCGTCGGCACAGAACTGAAAAGCGGCACGCCGTGGGTGCGGTCAGTATCGAACCTGCAGCTTTCCGCTGTGCGTCTGCGCTTTGGCTGGCCGATGCTGCAAAAGCAAGAGGACAACGGCGACGTTAACGGCTACCGCATCGAATACGCTATTGATGTAGCCACCGATGGCGGCAGCTATCAGGAAATGTTAACGGCAGCAATCGACGACAAAACCACCTCGCTTTATGAACGTTCGCACCGCATCAACTTACCGAAGGCCATCACGGGCTGGCAGGTGCGGGTTCGCCGGTTAACGGCTAACGCCAACAGCGCTCGAATTGCTGATCGTATGAATATCGAGGCGCTGACCGAAATCATCGACGCCAAGTTGCGCTACCCGAACACGGCGCTGCTGTACGTTGAGTTCGACTCCAAACAGTTTCCGAACATCCCGAAGATCAGTTGTGCGCCGCGTGGACGGATTATCCGCGTTCCTGACAATTATGATCCGGAAACGCGCAGCTATACCGGCGTTTGGAGCGGGGGCTTTAAGTGGGCCTACAGCGATAATCCGGCCTGGGTGTTCTACGACATTATTCTAGCTGACCGCTTTGGCCTGGGCGATCGCATCGACTCCACCCAGGTATCCGAGTCTGAACTGTACCGCATCGCGCAGTATTGCGATCAGCCGGTGCCAGATGGTCGCGGCGGTGATGGCATGGAGCCGCGTTTTACCTGCAACGTTTACATTCAATCCCGCGAGGATGCTTGGACGGTGTTGAGCGATCTGGCCGGTATCTTCCGTGGCATGACCTATTGGGGACAAAACCAAATGGTCGCCCTGGCGGATATGCCGCGCGATATGGACTTTACCTATACCCGTGCCAACGTTATCGACGGCAAGTTTACCTATTCGTCTGCCAGCGAGCGTACCCGCTACAGCACCGCGATGGTCAGTTGGTCTGATCCGGCGAACCACTACGCCGATGCGATAGAGGCTGTATTTGATAGCGACCTGGTGCGCCGGTACGACGTGAACCAAACTGAGCTGACAGCGATCGGTTGTACCCGCCAGAGCGAGGCAAACCGCCGGGGCCGCTGGGCATTGCTGACCAACAGCAAAGACCGCACGGTTACTTTCTCTGTTGGCCTCGATGGCATGATCCCCATGCCAGGACATATCGTCGGGGTTGCAGATCAGATGGTCGCCGGTCGGGTGATCGGTGGCCGTATCAGTGCGGTGGACGGTCGCAAACTGACACTGGACAGAAAGCCGGGCGCTAAAGTCGGCGACCGCCTGATCATTAACCTGCCGTCAGGCAAAGCACAGGCGCGCACCGTGCAGGCAGTGAATGATCGCGTGGTGACCGTTACCACGGCCTATAGCGAGATACCCGTGCCGGAGTCTGCCTGGTCTATCGACGCTGATGATTTGGCTGTTCAGCTCTACCGTGTGGTGGGTATTGCCGATAATGGCGATAACACATTTACGATTAATGCTACCGAGCATGACCCAAACAAGTATGCCCGCATCGATACCGGCGCGCGCATCGACGATCGCCCGATATCGGTAATTCCGCCCGGCGTGCAGGCACCGCCGAAAAACATCACCATCGACAGCTACTCCTCGGTGAGCCAGGGTATCGCCATTACCACAATGCGCGCCGCCTGGGGGGCAGTGGATAACGCGATAGCGTATGAGGCGGAATGGCGGAAAGATAATGGTAACTGGGTATCGGTGCCGCGCACGTCTGCGTTGGGATTCGAGGTGCCAGGCATTTACGCTGGGCGCTACCTGGTGCGAGTGCGAGCCATCAATGCCAGTGACGTATCGTCTATCTGGGCGACGTCGATGGAAACCTATCTGAAGGGGAAAGAAGGCAAGCCGCCGGTGCCGGTCGGCTTCAAGGCATCGCCTTTGCTCTGGGGTATCCAGCTCGATTGGGGATTCCCAGACGGTGCCGAAGACACGCTGAAAACCGAAATCCACTATGCGGACAACGCCGCCGGGAATAACGCGATGTTGCTGGCCGATATTCCGTACCCGCTGCACACGCACACCATGACCGGGTTGAAGGCGGGGCAGGAATTCTGGTTCCGTGCACGGTTGCAAGACCGTACCGGCAATCAGGGCGACTGGACAGGCTGGATTAAGGGGCAATCCAACGCGAACGCCGGTGACTACCTGGAGAGCATCGGAGATGGGTTCCTGACCGACAAGGACGGCGACCGCCTCACTGGCGACATTGACACAAACATTGAGGCCATCATCCAGAACGCGCTGGCCAACAATGCGACGGTGGATCACCAGTGGGCGCAGTACGGCACGGTGCGGGCTGACATCCTCATCGTGAAAACCACGATTGCGGAAGTCGATCACGCCCTGGCCGAACTGTCTACGCAGGTACAGGCGCAGATTGACGACGTGACAGCGGTACTGGAGGACAAGCTGACGGCAACCGTCGATGCCGACGGCGCAACGGCAATCCACACGCTGAAAGCCGGTGTGAGGGTTAACGGCGTGTTCTACAACGCGGGCATGTCGATCGCCGTGCTGGCTGAAACCGGCAAGCCCGTTATCACGCGCATCGGATTTAACGCCAATCAGTTTGTGCTGATGAGCGGCAGTGGCGACACGCAATACTCGCCGTTCGCTGTGATTAACGGCCAGGTGTTTATCAGCGATGCTTTCATTCAGAACGCTTCTATCACGTCGGCGAAAATTGCGGATGCGGCAATCACCAATGCCAAAATCAGCGGCTTTATTCAGTCCGATAATTTCAGCGCAACCAGCGGCTGGAGGATGGATAAAAGCGGCGCAGGGGCTGGACAAATCCAGATTAACGGTGGCGACGGTAACGGGCGCATGGAGATACGCGGCGACCAGATCAATGTTTATGACGCTGGCGGTAATCTGCGGGTGAGAATGGGGAGGTTGTAGCGTGGCGTATGGCCTGTGGATGAATGGCAAAGAGCTGGCGGCGGTTAATAGTATTTCACTGTTAGCCAACGATAAAGAACCCTGGGCGGATGGCAATAAACAAAAGATTTATACTCCGCCTGATTACGTCGCTGGGAACCCGGTTTTTCTGGTTGGTCAGACCGGATATATATTCGGCAGTCAGACAAATCCCCCGTCTTACGGCGGGGTTACTGGATGGCGAACCGATGGTGGGAGGATAATTGTTGATTTTACCAATGCAAATCAGCAGGCGTTCTTTACCGAGTTCAGCATATACCAGGTTCAACCGCCGCAATCAGTTTCAGACACGTATGGAATAATGATTCAAAACTCGGTGGACTGGATGAGCATTAACAGTTCGTCCAGGCTGGGTTTTGTTGCCTGGAAAGGGGAAGTGACGATTAACGGTAAATGGACATTACCAGTCGTTCAAAACGATAACACCAAGGTTGTCTTTGTACGGTGCGATGACCCCGGCGTTTCTATTTACCATGCTGTGCAATATAACGAATTAACGGTATCGCGTGATAATGGTTCGGGTGAAGCGGTGTTAACCACAGCCAATGTGAAAGTGGTCATTATGAACAGCGGTTATTACCCCCCGACGCCACTCGGTTACGGAATGGTGATTAAGAACGCTGCCGGTAATAACACATTCACCAGCGATACAGAGCCGTTAGTCTGGGATGGTCGTTCGGTTAATGTCGGCAGGAACCCAGAGGATTTGGTTGATACAGGCATAGCCAGGCCAATGATCCCCCTGGCCGTTAATGCGTTTATGCGTGGTGACTCCCAAGGCAGCGGCGGAGTTTATAACTATTACAGCTGCGGATATCGGTTTAACGGCAGCGCCGTCCAATTCTGGCGTTCTGAATCAGGGAGAAGAATACAGACCCAGTGGAATACCTCAAACCGATGGTACTCGTCACAGATGCCGCTCATGGTTATTAATGCAGACCATTACTTCTAACAACCGGCCACTGAGCCGGTTTTTTTATGCAACGATTTAGGAGAGCATCATGCCCGCAGGCACTCTGACCCTAACGAACAATTCCGCCGTAGTGAAAGGTACGGGGACAGCGTTCAATACCGAGCTGAAAGCCGGTGATTTCATCGTGAGCGTGGTCGGTGGCGTAACCTATACGCTACCGGTGAAAACCGTTGATAGCGCCGCACAGGCGACCCTGATTAAAGCCTATGACGGCCCAACGCAGGCGGGCGCAGCATGGTATGCCGTACCGCGCGACGCGATGAACGCAATCACCGCTCAGCTGGCCGCAGAGACGGCGAAAGCGCTACGCGGATTGAACCTTGATAAAAACAACTGGCAACAGGTATTCAGCGGCACCGGAAACATTACTGTGACGTTACCTGACGGCAGCACTTACACCGGCCCGGCCTGGAATAGTTTTACATCTGCACTTAATCTCAAGGCCGACAAAGAAGAGGTAGATAAAAAAGCCGATAAAACAGAGGTGGACAAAAAGGCTGATAAAAGCGCACTCGGAACGGCGGCCGTAAAAAATGTTGGTAAAGATTCCGGTAATGTTTCTCTCTCTGGCTACGGGGGGTTTATTGCACCGGGTGGCGACACGAGAACGACGGATACAGATATTAATGACCTATATAATCGGTTCATGAATTCAGGCATGGTCGTTTATCGCAATGATGTGGTGCTGAGTGGAAATTGGCCGCATCCAGCATACTCGCCATCTTTATTTATTCCAGCTGGTGACACGTTTGCTGCAATATCGTTTCCATACGATGCCCTCGGTGGTGCTATACGAGTTTATGCAGGTAAAAAAGCGACAGATTGGAATGGAAAGGCACTGCACACACGAGCGTTGTGGGACTCTGTAAATACAACAGTTGATGGAAATGGATTTATTAAAAGAGCATCGCCTATCGTTAAGCTTTATAGAAATGGTTCATGCGAACTAAATGACGAAAGTCACGGGATTAAAACTGAACGTGTTAGCGAGGGAGTTTACCGTGTATCCGGCGCACTAGGTTTTAATGCTGATGCGCAATGGGGCGGCCCGGATGGAGGAATTGAAGTTCCGCTCGACCGTAACAAACAACCGCTGATCTGGGTTGATTACGAGGTAGAACCGACAGGTGACCTGCTGATCAAAACCTACCACCGTACATACACAGCAGCTCCGCCATTCGCCCGTAATGACGTTCAGGGTTATGACGAAGGAATGCCGATCGATATTCCAGCAGGCCGCTGGATTGATCTTCGCGTAGAAATGCCAGTCAAAAAGGAGATAAATAAATGACATTAATCAGCGGTGTATTAAAGGGGCCTTACGGTGATTCTCGCTCGGGCGTAACAATTACCATGCGCTCAATGAAAACATCGTCCACGGTGTTGAATTTGGCGAAGTCGCAATCTGTCACCGATGATACTGGCCGGTATTCGCTAAATGTAGAACCTGGCGCATACGAAGTAATTGTGTCGGTCTATGGTGCACAGCCGGAGCGAGTAGGTACGATAGAGGTTTATGTTGATTCTCTACCGGGCACGCTCAATGATTTTCTGCGTCGCCCTGGAGAAGATGACATTACTCCTGAGATTGTGCAAACCGTCGATCGCCTGCGTGCAGAGGCTGCTTTGTCCGCTGACAAATCAGCAGCATCAGCAGCGGCGGCAAAAGTCAGCGAACAGAACGCGGCAAACAGCGTGAAGCCTGTGACAGGTGCGGGCTTTGGTTCCGGGCCTATCCATCGCGCAGATGTTTACGCGCAGGAAAACACATCCTTTATCAACCGGTTTAACGGCACGTCTGTAAATGCGCCAGCAAATATTATGGGAGCAGTTTTAGCAACACCGATGGACGGTGGCCCAAGTTGCGGATATGTAGCGATAGGGGCGAATGGGGCTGCCTGGGTTGGACATTCTAACGTATCTACTGCAAAAAAAGTCGTTTGGTCACCACTGTGGGGGGCGAGTAATACGACAGTAGATGCGAACGGTTTCATCAAGAAGGCATCCCCGATCGCCAGGTTGTCTGGGGAGCCTGATAAAATGCAGGCTGATTATCTTGATGGTGGGTTTATGCTGTCCGGCTGCGTTGCTATTAATAGTGAAGCAGAGGGGGTGACCGCTGAGCGGGTATCCACTGGCGTTTACAAAGTCACTGGCGCGTTAGGTTTTGCGGAAGAGGGCTGGAACATCGAAGTGCCGCAGGACGTGAATGGCAACCGCCTGTGCTTTGTCTCAGCTAACACCGGCAAGGATGGCACAATCTATGTGAAGGTCAGCAAGCGCCGCTTTGACATCGACACAGCCGCGATTGTGGCCGGTGAACCGATGGATATTCCGGCGGGGCGTTGGATTGATCTGCGCCTGGAAATGCCTGTGCGCGAGGTTGAAGTAGCACCGGAAGCCGAGGAGGAAACTGCGGCCCTTGAAAATGGGAACGTTGACCCTATCTAAAATCTGCTGCCCCGTTGCTGGCCTCGTATTGTTCGGACGGTTGAACATCGGCAGGGGCAGCACCTATCACTTGTAAAGCACATCAAAATTAAAAGCTATGGCCGCATCAACGGCTTTACCTTGAGTCTGAAACGGCACATCTGAGACGAGCGGCCAGCCTCCATTATGTAAAACATACAGCCAGTGCTGGCCTTCCTCGTCTTCACGTATCGCGAAAAATGGAGGGCTGTTGATTGTTGGTTCTGGGTATCTGTCATTCTCATTGAGAACGAAAATCTGCCGCCCGGCGAGGGTAATGCTACCCATAGATGTCACTCATGAGCCATTGTTCTGACTCTTCAAACATATCTTCAAGAAGCCGATTTAACTTTTCTCTGTCGCTTTTGTTAGCGTCGCTAATGAGTCCGTTCGTTTGCATCGGCTTTACTTTCACCTCTGCATCAGGGAACACCCGATGTACCCGCCTTGTCAGTTCTGCTTTGATTATCTCTGCCGCGTCAGGCAAACCTTTAACATTACGTTGGTCAAAAATCAGCTCTACGAACATTCGCCCCTCCAGCAGCTGTATTTATATACAGTATTGTTGTTCGATGAACTCGTGTACGTCAAGCAATAACCGGTTTCGTGAGGTGAATTGAAGAAAATGATGTGTACAAAATTGCGTACCACATGAATTTTTTTAAAATAAAAAATCAATAATATCAGTATATTAAATTAATTGTTTTGTAAGCGTGAATATAAAATGTGGCCGTTGCCTTGCTGCTCAAAATCGCGTCTCTTCAGTGGCGGATACAATATGCCCCTATTGTAACGGCGTGGGGAGCGATGCCAAGCGGCGGTTAGCGAAATGCGCGCAATTACGCACGGCGATAGTAATCCAACCGCTGATGAAAGTAGGGGAGCAGGTGGTCGGGGATCTGTTGTTCCGTTTCCGTCTGGGTCGAGGCGATGCCGTAGCGCTCGTTGTAGATCACGCTGATGGCCAGCAAATCGGTTTCTATTTTCTCGCGTTGCGCCTGCGGTAAGCTATCCAGCTTTCGAGCCATCGTTATCTCCCTGTTAATCTTAGGGTATAATAGGATCGTTAGCCGGTCTTGTCCCTACCCATTCCGGGGGGCGGCGGAGGCCTGAACGCTTTGCTGCGGGCAGGGGGGCAGACTGTGGCGGGCGGCGAACTCGCTCTGCGCCTGGTGCGCATTGAGGCGATCTGTCCGATTATACAGCGAACAGGCGCCGCTTATCACTGCCCCCCAAAACAGGGTGCACAGCAGCAAAACCCCCAACCAGATTTTTTGGTTATAGGTCATAAGTCCTCCACGGACGAGAAGAGAAATAACATTGACCGTTAAATTAAATCAGGCACTACATCAATAGTATTTAAACGGCGGAGATTAATCATAGAATCTACGCGGTTCTTTTGTTACTAAACCCATGATGGATGTTTCAAAAGATTCCTTAAGATAATATTAAGAAAAGTGTTTAAGGGCGCCGTAATTCTATTTAATATTTGTTTAAATATCCGCGGATACAATCAACCACATTCAATGCCAATGTGGGTGACAATGATGAAAACGCTACTGTTGACCGGCGCTACCGGCTTTCTTGGTGGTGCGGTTCTCGAAAAGTTATTGATTGAAAATCAGTCTGTTAATTATCTTTTACTGGTGCGTGCAGACGATGCGCAGCAAGGGCTGGCCCGTATTCGCGAGAATATGGAAAAGTTTAATATCGATGCGAACCTGCTGTCTAAAATTACGATTGAAAATATATTATTGGGCGACCTTTCCGAGCCGGCCGACTTTTTAACTGACGCTCGTATTAACAATGTTACGCACGTTATTAACTGCGCGGCCGTTGCTTCATTTGGTAATAACCCGCTCATTTGGAAGGTAAACGTAGAAGGCACTCTGGCCTTTGCCGAAAGAATGGCGCAGGTGCCGGGATTAAAACGTTTCCTGCACGTCGGCACCGCCATGTCCTGTTCGCCGGAGCCGGGTTCGCTGGTGGCGGAGAGCGGCGAGTTTGAGGAAGACGCCGAACACCTGGTGGAATATACCCGTTCCAAATCCACCATCGAACAGCTGATGCGCCAGCGCTGCCCGCAAATGCCGTTGACCATCGCTCGTCCGTCGATCGTGGTGGGGCACACCCGCCTGGGCTGCCAGCCTTCCAGCAGCATTTTCTGGGTGTTTGGCATGGCGCTGATGCTGCGCAAGTTCATGTGCTCGCTGCAGGACAATATCGACGTGATCCCGGCGGACTATTGCGCGGATGCGCTGGTGATGCTGATGAACAGCGAAACGCTGGAGAACGACGTTTATCACATCTCCGCCGGTGAGGAGAGCAGCGTCAGCTTTGCCGAAATTGACAATGCCATGGCGGCGGCCCTGGAAAAAGCGCCGGTGGGCGATGAGTATGCGCAGGTGACCTATGACGCGCTGGTGAAAATGCGCCGCCAGCTGAAAGACATTTTCGGCCCGTGCAACGAGCGGCTGATGCTGAAGGCGATGCGCCTGTACGGATCGTTCGCCATGCTCAACGTGCGTTTCAGCAACGAGAAGATCCTCAAGCTGGGCATGCCGAAACCGCCGCGTTTCACCGACTACATCGCCGGCTGCGTGCAGTCGACGCGCGGGCTGTCTATCCAGCAGCAGATGGTGGTGGACTTCAAATAACCGCCGGGCGCAACGGGCGCCCGAGGTTATCGTCCGTTACCAGGACGAAGACGACCAGAAGACGCGGCCGAGCACCACCAGTTGCTCCTTGCGCTGCTGATAGCTGAGATGCTCGTCCTGGTACTCTTCCCGGTTGAGGGAGCGGATGACGACGCCGCCGTCCGGCTGTTCGATCAGCACCTTCACCCGCAGCAAATTGCCGTGGCGGATGGCGTAGGTCTTGCCCTCGCGGATGCGCGTGTCGTCGGTGTTGATGCCGACCACGTCGCCGTCCTGCAGACGCGGTTCCATGCTGGAGCCGGAGATGCGGATAATGCGCGCGGCGTTGACCGCCACCCCCATCTTGTGCAGATAGTAACGGCGGAAGATCAGCGAAAACTCCTCGCGATCGACGATTTCGTAGCAGCCGTCGCCGGCGGAAAAATCGATATCCAGCAGCGGGATCTCCACAAACTCTTCCTTGTCTTGTTCGGTATCTTCCCATACCACCGGTTTCAAACGGGCGGGCTGGAAGTCCGACTCCGCCGCCACGTTGTCAAACGGGCGCACCAGCTGCTTTTCATGAAACACGTCGAACCAGCCCTTGGGCAAATTCAGCCTGGCCTCGATCCGCCTGGCCAGATTGTCGCCAAGATTGCGGGAGGATTTCTCCCCGATGATTTGGCTCAGCGTCGGCGCGGAAGACTCAACCAGCGTGGCGAACTCATTCTGGTTGACGCCTTGTCGGGCGTAGCGGGCCATCAATTCGCGCAGATTGTTGCGCCTGATTTCTTTAGTTTCCAT